TCGCTTGGCGTTCTACTGCCGCACGTATTGCCGTGCCGATACTGACCGCTTCAGCTTGGCTCGTCTTCGAATAGCAATCGACCTGGATATTTACGTCGTCCATGTCGCTCAGCGATCCGAGATAGTTCTCAGGGTAAGCGTTCGGTACCTGCCACACGGCATATGGTTTCGTCATGTCCTGCGGTGACGTACCGAACGCGAAAAACCGCGTCGGATCGCTCCCGAGTAACGCAACAGCGGGCGGGTACGATTTTACTGTTTCCAAAATAGGCGGTAGCATTTCTACACCCCCAGGTCAGTTAGTGCGCGTTGGAACTCCCGCGTAAATGCGGCGATCGCGGCGTTTTGAGCTTGCGAAAGCGCGGGCGTCACGACTGGCCTCGCAGGCTGTTTCACCGTACCGAGTTCGTACAGATACCATTCCGGCGTCGGTCCACGCGCGCCGCGGTCGGGGTTACTCGGGGGATCGATACGCCCGGGATTCGTGAGTACACCCACACTGATCATGAGATCGCCAGTCGAACGGAAATAACGCGAACGGAAACGTTGCGCCACGTTGTAGCGGATCTGCCGGCCGGTGAGCGGATCATCGATCGCACGGACGTTTTGCACGACCTGGCGTTTCACCGCAAGCGCGGCTTTGCCCAGCGCGCGCCGGCCCGGCTTCGCTCGGATCTTCGCCGGCAACTGGTTCATGCGCTTTATGAGCGCGTCATAACCGGTCAACGTAACACTGATGCTGTTGGTAGCCACGGCGCCCCCTATCGACGTTTGAATACGTACGTGCCGATACCTTCGCGCCCGATGTCGGTTTCGATATGGTTCTGCTCCACGCAGTCAAATCCTTGCGCATCGAACCACGCTTTGATACCGCGGTCCGTGAAGTACCACAGATGTTCGCCTGGCTTGTAATGCTTGCTATTCAAGCAGTGGTCGAGATCCGCGAAGATCGGCAGCGACACGAACGCATATCGACGCACCTGACGAACAGCCAGGGACGGCACCGGGATGTGTTCCAACGCATCCCAAAACGTCGCTACGTCCCACTGGCGGGCGTACAGGTCATTCCACTGGCCGCGCTGCTGAAGCCACTCGATAGCGGCCGGGTTCACGTCGAAACCCCAGCAATGCAACGCTTCGACAAACTGCCCGGAACCGATGCCAACGTCGATGATGCTGTTTTCTTCACGGCGGCAGTGGTCCCGTACCAAGTCGACCCGGGCGTCATTCAACCGACGACCAATGTGAGTGTCCGCGCGCGCACGGTACGATTCCCAGTAAGCGGCGTCATACATCTCCGTCGGATCTCCCTGAACAGGCAAACGGCCGATACCTGGGTCAGGCAACCAGCACATCGAAGTGACGGCGGTTGCTTCGAACATCGGGTCGTGCAAGCCATTCGGCAAATTTTCGGTCAAACGCATGGATTTCCTTGTTGCATGAATGAGTGGACGACGCACACCCGCACAGCGGATTAGGCGCGGCCCACGCGATGTTTGCGGGTAAAGATTCCGGCAAAATTTTGGATGGCCCGTTATTGCCGCCGTTGCCGCCGTAGACGATGAACGTAGGCACACGCGTGGTCAATGCCGCAGGCACGATCCAACCGACGCCGCCGACAACAACCGACGCATGAGCAACAAGCGCCATCAACTGACGAACGTTCAACTCACCTTTATGAAAACGTTGATGCGCAAATGGTTCGCGTCCGTCGATCCATTCCAGACCTTGCACGATGTCGGCCACGCTGACGACGTGATAGCCCGCTTCAGCGAGTTCGTACGCGGCGTCATGGATATATTGCGGTTTCGGGTTACGCGCCGGATTCAACCACTCACGACGTACCGTTACCGGGCGGATCACGGCAACCGGTTTATCGACGGTGACGGGCGACGCCGGTAGACCCAACAACGGGATGACGTGGGCGCCAGGCACGCCGAACACACGTTTCAGGGCCGTTTGAATGCTGCCGGTTCGCATGTCGTTAGCCGAATAGCCTACACGAATCGTTCGAACTCCCGCGGGCGGCGTCGACCACACGGCATCGGTGCGCGTCAAATTTTTAGCTTGCGTTCGAAGACGCGTCGCGGGCTTCACAAACAGTACGTCGAGCCCGTCATACAGTTCTGGCCAGGGCGTCGACAGGTACAACTCGTCAACTTGGCGCCGCAAGGCGTGAACGTACGGGCGCATGTACAGGTTGTCGCCTAGCCCCATCATTCCCAGCACGTGAACGCTACGATGCGACATAGGGGTACGCCTTAAGTTCAGAGCCTTCGGTATGATTGATCACCTTCAACCGCGCATGCGTTGCACGCCAGGCCAAAAACTGCTGCTGGTGCACAACGCGACGAGCCGGTTTCGTGTTGCCCAACCCGTTCGTGTACGGTCCGAAAAAATGCGACCCGTGCATATCGAACCCGTAAAGGTGGATTTCGGTGTGCCCAGCCAGGAACGCAGTTTCGAGCGCCAGCACTCCGCTGTTCCAGCTGCTGTACCCGACTATTCGTTCAACACCGACGATGCGATTACACGACACTTTACGGCCTTTGAACTGCAATGCCTGCGGGTTCTTGATCCACCAGGCGTGATCGTTCGCGGCCAGGATATCCGCGTCCGGAGCCAGTTCGTAAACGTTGCCCACGGCGATAACGCAGTCGGCCGACGCCTGCGCGACTACTTCAGCCGACATGCTTGGCCCCGGAGCAAGGATAGCGCACGTGGTCATCCTTCATTTACTCCGGTGGTTGCGGGCAACGTCATGTATTCGAGGTTGCTATCCAGGTCGGGTAATACGCCGACGATGTTATAGACGACATCCGGCATGTTCAAACGCACATGAACTATGCGGTCTTTGGCTGCGATGTCTCCACGTGCGCGGATCGTCAAACGCGTATTGACTTGCGATTGCACAGCCGCTGATTGGACGAATTCACGGGCTGATAACGGCTCAATCGCCATCCACAGGCGCGCTATTTCCACCCAGTCATAGGAAATCTCACCGGTCATCGGGTCTTGCACCGTCTTGCCCTCGCTATTGACAAGCGCGGTCCAACGTTCAAGTCGGCCGCGATGTCGAAGCTTCGATTCATTAAACGTCGCCATCATTTCACCGTCGGATCACGCAGGGGGTACAACAGCGCCGTAACCGGCATCGGCAAGAACCCTTGTTGAAACGCCGCGCCTTCGTTGTCGCTCCGATTGCGGTACAGATAGCCGGTCATAAGCAGCGTAGCCGACTTGATAACCGGGTTTATCACCGTCTGACCGTCACTGCCGATCAACGGCACCGGCCAGCCATTGGAATCCAGCATCGGATCACCGTTGCTGTCTTCCTCAGCCAGCCACAGGGCACGACGTGTCTTCAGGTACCGCATAACCGCACTCGATGCGCCCTGAATCTTCAGGCGTAGGTCGTTGTCGTCATCGGTTGTGTCGATCCGCAGATGATCACGGGCTTCGTCCAGGGTGATAAATTCGTCCATCGCTCAATCTCCCAACCGGATCGGACCGCGGGGTACCGCGGGCGTACCCGATTTGCCGGGTGCACCGCGCTTGACCGACAAGCGCCACTCTTCGGAAAGCCCCGGAGCGGCTTTAGGCTGTTCGACTTGCGCGATCCACATCGATCCGCCGTAGCTGACCACATCACCACGTTCGTACGTCGAATCGCTACGATAGACGCCTTGGTCCAACAACACCGGGTACTTGATGGCTTTTCCGATATCGGTTCCGTCACTGAGCGTACCCGCCAATATAATCATTCGATTGCCATCGTCCTGAACATCGAACGACTGAATGCCGCGAACGATACATTCCCAGCCGCGCATTTCATGCGTGGTTTCGAACGATCGCCACAGGCCACCCGCGTGACGGGCGTAAGTACCGCGGTCGTAAGACTTCGCCATGTCAATCGACGGCAGAACTTCAAGGTGCGCGGCGTCGCGGCCATCCTTCGCACGTGGGATCGCGGCCACGGCCTTGCCAACCAGGTCGGCAATCATCGGCTGCACGTCTTCAACGGTCACGCTCTTACCGTCTTCGGGCTTGGGGATCTCGATCGCGGCCACGGCCTTGCCAACCAGGTCGGCAATCATCGGCTGCACGTCTTCAACGGTCACGCTCTTACCGTCTTCGGGCTTGGGCGCCGCTTCGAGCGCATTGAGCCGTTCCAACACTTCGTAAACGCGTTTGGACCGCTGTTCCGCCTCACCTACAGCAAGCGTTTTTTCTTCGTTAATCGCAGTTTGCAGCGCCTGCAATCGCTCCGGTACCGGCTCCAACATGCCAACGAGATCCGCCAACGAACGATGCTCTTGCACCGTGACGCTGTGCGTGACGCGCTCTTTCAAACCGTCAGCGTCCGACTGCAAACGAACCAACGATTTTTCTTGACTGTCTATCGTCGCGGTCAGCGCTTTGATCGTCTTCGCCTGTTCACCGCACAGACGTTCGAGATCGACCAGACGCGTGAGCAGCGGCGAAAATTGTTTGCCAAGGTAGTCGTGTAGACCTTCGATGAACTTTTCAATATCCATTACGCCCCCGTGAAAGATCGCATGTTCAGAAGACGCAAGGCGCGTTCGGCTTGTGCATCCGGTGTAGGTGTGTTGTCGGGTTCGGCCAACGCCGCAGGCGCCGGTGTTGATGACGAGCCGGTATTAAACGGGTCGCCTTTTTCGCCGCGGCGTGCCAAGTCTTCGAGCGAATAATTCTGCTGCTGCATGAACACGGAATCACCGCCAGCCACAGGGGCATAGTTCACACGTTTGCGGGCTTCGTTTGGCGCCAGGACGGAATTTTTCACGCCGGTTCCCAACATCTCAAACATGCCCGCTTGGTCCATGCGTAGCAGGACATCGACATCTACTTGAACGCGTAGATAGCTGGGAATGCTCAAACCTGTGTTCAAGCATTCCTCCATCTGTTCGATGGGGCTTTGCAAGCAGTCCTGGTAGTACTGCGTGTTCAGTTCGCTGACGTTGCGATTCGGTTGATCCGTCAGACCGATTTTCCAGGGCGGCATGTGCCACGCGGAACACACGATCAAGCCGGACAGCTTCAGCTGCTCCACGATCTGCGAATCCATCGCCGTGGCACGCATCGGTTCAAACTTCAGGCCGTCGCCCAGCACGGCAACCTTGCCCGCGTTTTTGCCGGTGAAATTCTCGTCCCAGTAGTCTTTCATTCGCTTCGCGGTTTCCTCAGCGATCGAACCCGGCGCCGTGAGCACGCCCCCAGGCCGCGCACCATTGCCAAAAAACATTTCGCTGTCGCTTTGGATCTGCAAACCGTTGCGCGCTGCAAGTGCCGACGCGTACAACGGGCCGATACCGACAAGCGGATGAAACAGGCAGTTGATGCGATCGTGGATGATCTCAGACGCCGGAACGATCAACCCGCCGACGGGCACGTCGTTAAGTTCGTCGTCATCGAGTTGGTAATACACGTCGCCGTACTCGGTCACCAGCGGTCGAACCCGCAGAGGATCCAGGATGTACAGTGCGGTGACCACACCGCGGGCGTCGCGCTGTTTGAGCGCATACGTGTTGCCGCGGGCTTCCTTGCTCGTGATCCACCATTCTTTGAACTGAATGTGGTTCTGATACGAGTTCGGCTGACGCAGCAACGGGCTGTACGCCGGATTGGTCGTTTCTTCCCAAATGCCCGTTGTTGGGTTCCGTTGCTCAAGCTTGAACGGAAGTTTGCCGATGTCCTGAGAAATGCGAGTCAGGCACGCGTATACGGCGTAGTTCTGCAACACATCACCGCGCCACCGCTCTTTATTCTGTTGCCAAGCACCAGCGAATGGTTCACGGATAAGCGAGATCCAACCGCCGCCCGCGTTAACGGGACTCATCGCCGCTTTAGCGACTTTGGCCGCGAATCGTTGGATCATGCCCATGTGATTACCTTCCTCGGCCGCGTTCGCGCCGCCCTTGTTTCGTTTCGTACTGCTCGTTTCGCTTGTCGCTGCGTACGCTCAACACTCGACGTTCGTACTGCGGTGTGCTCCGCTCTTCGACATCTGCGGTCGGGGCGTTCCCCGACTGCGCGTCGTCCACGTATTCGGCCTTGCCGATCGCACACAAGATATCCGCGTACTTACGGTCCATCGTGCGCACCTTGCCGCGAAAATCCAGAACGGTAACCTTGCTCATGAGATTGCCCCTTGGCGAAAAATTAGGGCCGACCAGACAGCCGGCCGGCCCTATCTTAACGCAAGTGTCAATCCGTTACATCACGACCCGGTACCGGCACCCCAGTTCACGCCGCTGATGTACTGCACGGCCACCAAGCGACGCTTCAGCCAGTTCAGCGTACGTTCGGCGCGGAATGCGACGCTGTTGGTCTGCCACATCGACACCAGCTGCGCGCCGGTCGGCGTGGTGCTGTTGTGAGTCGGAGCCGAGTCCATCTGAAGAGAAGCTTCGCGGCTCATGTCGACCGTGAAACCGCCATCGTCCGCGAAATACACGTCCTGAGCGTTCACGAGCACCACGATGGCGCCGTTCGAATCGCCGGCCAGGTAATCGGACACGATCACCGGCAGACCTTGGAACGTACCGCCCGTCATCGACAGGTTGGGGTACTCGTACTGGCCGAGCGGGTTTTTCATCTGACCCAGGGCCAGCGCGGTCATGGACGACATCAGCCACACGCCGGACGTGGGCGGGTTGTTCGCCGCGACGTACCGGGCCATGACAGCGCGAACGTCGGCGTCGATGTCTTCGATGGTCGAACCGGACGACACCACCGGGGTCACGCCGTTGGTCAGCGATGCGGGCGAAACACCAGCCACTGCCGCTTTGGCCGGGTCCACCAAGTCGATGTCCAGACGTTCACGCAGGGCGTCGACCAGACTGTCACGCACAATCACGTCCGCGGCAGGCGAAGAGTCGCGAAGGGTTTCTTCGGTCACGACGGCGATGTTGGCGACCTTCAGCGGGTCCAGCACCTGGCGTGCGAAGTCGAACGACGTGAGCGGCTTGGCCTGGCCTTCACCCACCCAGTAACCGGCGCCGCCCGACGTTTGCGCGATGAGCGCTACGCGGAACGGAACACGGCGCAGGGCCGGGATACCGTTGGTACCGAACTTGCCCAGGATGGTTTGGGGACGCAGGAATTCGACGAAATCGGCGTACGTGCTGGAATATTCGCCGACGAGCGCACCGGCCCAGGCGTCGTTAGTGGTGGTACCGGCAGCTACTGCGGCTTTCAGCACGGCCACGGTGCGGGCATCGACCACATCGGGCATCGACTTCGCCATGTTCAGCGCTTCATAGCGGTTGCCTTGGGCGCGGCCCAGCAGCTTGACGACCTGCGCCATCGCCAGACCTTGGCCCAGCACCGGCGCGCGCATCGTTTCGACACGGCTGGTGGTGCGTTGCACGGTCACGCCCGTGTCATCGTCGGGGTCAGCCGTGGACGACACCGGAACCGAACGGCGCGCGGTCACCGCGGTGTCGACGGCCTTGGCTTCGAGCACCATCAGGCGTTTCAGGTGGCTGTCGATCTCGGTGACTTCGGCGTCCAGGGCGTCGTATTCTTCGGCTTCGGCCGCGTCCAGCGTACGGTTGCCGTCTTCAACGGCCTTTTCCATGATCGCATTCATGCGGTCACGGTTGGCCTGTTGCTTCGCTTTGAAAGCGGTGATTTGTTCTTGCAATTTCATGGTGTGGTCACTCCCCTTAACGGGCGTTGAGTTAACAGCTTTAGTTGCGGTATCGCCCGCAGGGTTTGCGCCAATCCGCACAACCGATTTGTTCACGCGGCCTGACGCGGCCAAGAACTTTCGGTCAAGCGACTTGACGGTTTGAATCGTTGCCCCGCCGTTTGCGGGAATGGTCACGGCCGACAGTTCCAGCCATAGCCATTTGGTAAATCGCATGCCCCACGTACCCTCGATCCGGGCCGATTCGATGGGTTGAAACCCGATCGACAGACCGCGCACGAGCCCGGCTTTCACGGATTGCCATGCTTCGTCAAGACGGTCTTTCAACGTGCCCACGTCGGCCACGCTGATGAACTTCGCGGTGATCTCGATGCCCTTGGCCGTTACCTTGGCCGCGGTCACGTGGCCGACAGGTTGCGAGGGATCGTGCTGCCACAACAACGGAATGGGCAGCTTGAACTCTGCGCCGTCCGACTCCACGATGTCACCCATGCGGTCGGTTTCAGGCGTGGTTGCGATGCCGGTAATTTCCCGGGCATCTTCGTTCACGGCTTTCACCGTGATCATCGAATAAGCGCGTTCTATCGTCATCCAAACACCATCATCTGATATTGTTTCTTCCGCGGCGTGGGGTTCATCGCCATCAATGCGGCAGCGTTGAACGTTGCCATGAGCGCATCAATTTTAGCGGCTCCCGAAATTTGTTTAGTGATTAATGTTGCGTTCCCGCGCGGCTCTGTCTTCGCATTCGATACGTTGTAGTTCATGAACGTTGAACCGTTGTGCTTGAACGATCCGTCCGCCAACTTGCGTTCAACGGTCTTAATCGACCCTGTGAGTTTCCAGCCTTGCGGGATGCCGACGATACGATCGGGTTCGATCTCCGTTTCGATGATGGCGTCCACAATTGTGCCGATGCCGGCCGGGTCAACGCCGATGCGATCGAGCAAGCCAGAATCTTCGAGCAACAGGATCATCTCTATTAACTCGTCGATGTCCTGGCCGAGCGTTTCAACGATAGTCATCTCTCCGCGCTTCTGGAAATCTTCGAACTTCGTGATCTCGCTCTTACGGCGATCTAACGCAGCCTGCAACGCCCATCCGTATCCGAACGACAACCACTCTTTAGTTTCCGCTTCCCGGCCGATGGCCGCGAACCCTAACAAGTCGTCCAACCCGCCGCCGTCGATGCCCGCGGTGATCACATCGCAGCGATTGACCAGGCACGTTAGGTCTTTCAACGTCGTGTCGTGGCGCTTTTCCCAAAACATGATGCCGGACCAGGAACCACCCGACTGTGCAACGGTGATTTGCACATTCAAGTGCTTGGCCAGGAACACCGCAAGCGTAGCTTTGCCTGCGCCCAAGGCTTTCGTGTATTCACGGGTCAGGAACGACTCGCTCACCGACGCACCTAGGTTCGGGTTCGTGATGTAAAAATTCTCCGGCTTCAGGTGTTCCTCATTTGCAATCATCTCAGGCGGGAATTCGTACAGGATCGGCAAGAATTTGGGATCGACTACCTTACCGTCGCGAACGTTTCGCGCGTACTCCAATTTTTCGAGGAACACGCCGGCCGGGGGGTCATCCGACTGTGTGGATAGCCAGATGGTGAACGCTTCGTCACGCGACGCCATGCCGCCCAACGCTTCGACAAACATTTTCTGTGCTTTCGGGTTCATACCGAACAGCCACAATTCATCGACCAACACGCCGATGCCTTTTTTACCGCCCACGGTTTCACTGTCCGCGGCCACGACCTTCAATGTAGCCTTGGTGACCTTGTGCGTGACGGTCTTGATGTGGTCTTGAACTTCGAAGATCGCCTTCAGTTCATCGTCGGCCGCGATAGCGTCCGCCAGCGGTTTGTAGGCGTTGCCCGCGACTTCCTTGGTAGGCGCCAGAATGTAGTACTCACCAGACAAACGCCAGTTCAGAATCAGCGCCGTCAACATGATGCCGGCCGCGCTCGTTGACTTCGTGTTTTTCTTCGATATCAACAGAAAAAACTCACTGATCAACCGTACGCCCGTTGACGAGTCGTAGCAACCGAACACGGCATTAACGAGATCGAACAGCCAGTCGCGGCCGCATTCACCCATCGTCGGAGAACCAACCACGTCGACCACGACGAGCTTTTTAAAGATGGCCAGGGCTTGCGCCGCGGCTTCCGGAAACAGCGGCGCAAACGGGATGAGTGATCGTCCTTCCTTTATCCGTTCTTTCCAATCAAGGCACGCCGTCGACCACGCGGGCGGATACACCGCAGCGGGCGTCGTCGGTTCGTTGGCTGGCCGTGCGCGGCGCTTACGCGGCGTCTTGACGGCGACAGCTTCAGTGGTAAGTCGTTTGGCCGCTGGCATCGTGTTCCACGTGGGGTAAGGCAAGTCGTAGGCGCATGTGCGCGGCACTTTCGTAAATCTGGCTATCCCAGTCTTCCGCAGCGACGGCCACGCTGTAGCGGTCGATCAAAGCCACGGCGGTCGGATCGTGTTCAAAGTGTTCACGGTCATGCCGCATCAGGGCGTAAAGGAACTGCAACCGCTGAAGGTGGGCGCGCTGCTGTTGTTCACGAATACGACGGTTCCGGAACCACGCGAAGAGTCGACGCATATCAAGCAACCTTTTTAATCGGCGTGACGGGTGCCGACATCGGCGTAAACGACCCGGGTTTCTTGCCGGCTGCTGCGGCTGCTGCGGCTTTCTGGCGAGCCTCTTTCTTGCCGCCGTCCTTGGTCTTCGTGTGCACGTACTGGGCCGCGGCGATCGCTGCGCGTTGGCGTACGGCCGGGTCCAGCGTTCGGTCGTTCATTTGACGAAGCAGGAACGCGAGCGGGTCCATGTCTTCGAATCGTTCGGGATCGTCGAGCTTCACTTTGGCGTGCGGCGGCTTGTTCTTTGCACCCGGTTGACGACCCCCACGTTTCTTAGGGGTAGCAGGGTCCGCAGTCGCGGTCACAGGGGGTTTAGCAGCCGTAGCCATGGGGTTCACCGTAGGGTTAGTAATGGCGAGAATTTAGACTGCGTTTGGGGAATGGTCAAATTTCCGGCGTCAATCAATTTTGCGTAATCACGTGTAACTTGAACGCGCACGCGAATGTTTCACGTGGAACACAGTTAAATGAGTGAGTACTCAGACATCTGAAATAGGGGATTAATTCTCTGCGTGGGGGGAGGCGCGGTCGGTAAAAATCGATCAAAATAGGCAAAAACTATCCCCCCGCCTGTTACAATAGGAAAAAGCTATCAGAATCGCCCGAAATGAGAATCTTTCGCATTTAGAGGCCGTTTTTGCGCAAATTTTGATCAAAATTCGCTCATCTCGATAGGCAAAAACGAAAAGCCGCTCGAAAGCGGCTCATCTCCATAGGTTTTTGCTAATCAGCGATGAATCAACCGTCGCATCCACTGCTCGACCAACGTTAGATAGGCGATCACATCGGGCTGACCACGAACGGTCAACCGTAGGCGCTTGTTCACGGCAATATCTCCCACGCATCGAACGTAGTGAAGGGAACAACTGATCCATCTTCGAACTGAACATCAAAGATCGGCCATTCGTTCTCACCGTCGTTACCCACGTCGTTCGCGAACAGGATACCAACGCGTTCATCGTTGTCCTTCATCACCCGAACACGTGAGCCGCTGTCTTTCCAATCCGGCCATCTCATCGTCGTTTCTCCGCTTCGTCGTTGGTCTTAGCCACGTGACAGGACGTGCACAACACTTGGCAGTTCTCGTCCACATCCAAGCCACCGTCTTGCAACTCGATGACGTGATCTATCTGGAACTCAGATGGCAAGAACGCAACCAGCCGTGCACAACGCTTGCAGTGGGGGTCAGCTTTCCACAATCGCAGTCGACGGTTGGCGATGAACGCGCCATCTCGGTTTCGCTTGGTACCTGGCGGCACAGGTTCGACGGATTTCAACCGTCGGAGATCCAACGTACTAACCTTTGGGTTCAGTTTCGCTAAGGGCATGAAATCCGCCGTTCGTTGATTCATCGGTTCCATCGTCAGCCAGTGCGTCAATCAACGATTGCTGAAGACTGATCAAGATCTCCAAGTTGCGGTCGATCGATTTCAGCAATCGGATAGCTTCCGCGTCCATGTTCATTACCTCTCAAATGCCCCTGATGGGCGTTGGTGGGCCGATCACGGCCCGGTTGATAGGCAGGTAGCCACTAGCTGCGCTCGTCGTCCACACGGTCTGATTTGCGCAGAACGACTGCCGCACGTTCAGCGGCCAGTTTAGCCCAACGTTTGATGATCTTGCGCCGTCGTTCACATCCCTCGCACCGTTTGCGTTCGGTCGGCTGAACGCTTGGGTCAGCTTTGCTTGATTTCATGATCAGCCTCACTTAACAGCACTTAAAAACCCCGTTTAAGCGTGTTCGTTAAGTCAAAAACACCCCGTTTTCATAGGGAGGTTAGTGGTTAGGGTTTTGGGAATTTCTACTTTCTACTGTATTTCTTTCTAAATTGGTGGTGGGGTGGTTAATAGTTAATAGCATACACCCTGCTAACAGGACCGCTCCTAACCTTACATAATTCGTATATAGGCGATTTCGGTTTTTTTTTGGAAAAGTGCGAATTTTAGCATAGTTTCATAGGAGAACCGGTTGAACAACTGACTGGTGTAAGTGCAATTAAGTCTTGGGTTTCTTCATAACAGGTGCTATATTCGGATTTTTGGAGTGCTATATGTCTTACGAAGACGACGTATTGTGGACCGAGGCTTGCCGAACGGGTGAACGCCACTACTTCACCGGTCGACCCTGCAAAAACGGCCACATTAGCAAACGTTATACCAATGGCCGTGCTTGCGTGGATTGCGTTTCCGCTAACACGGCCAAGCGAAACAAAGGCATCAAGCAGATGAAACCGCTTTTCGTCACGGTCAGCGTGTACAGCGCAGATGATCAGAAAGCCGTGATCGACTTCGCCAACATGCTCAACAAATTAAAGGTTGCTCAACAATGAACGGTATGCCTAAAACCCGTCGCGAAGCCGTGGACGCCGGACTGACCTTTTACTTCACCGGCAAACCCTGCAAAAGCGGCCACATGATGCCGCGCTACGCCAAAACCGGTTCGTGCAAGGGTTGCCAACACAACTACAACGTGCGTTCGCGTGGCGTAGGTATTCCGCGTAATTCGCAGTACTACAACATCGAACTGATCGACCATTCCGACCACTCTGCGCTGCAAGCGTACGCCAACGACCTGAACGCCGCCGCACGTATTCGGATAGCTTCCCAATCGGCTTTACGCGTCCAGGAAAACAAGCAAACGCTAATCGCCCAAGGTCTGCACGTCGACGGAACGATGCCACGCAAACCGAAGGCTGGCGGAGCGTGGGACATGGCGCCAAACGATGATGACTACCGGGACATGAGTAAATGAGCCGAAAGCACCCTAAAAATACACGCCAGCGGATCGCGCAGTACTTGGACGACTACTCATTGACCGATATCGTTTTCGGTCTGCGCGACGAATATTTACATTGGTGCAACTGGGAAACCAAGGATCGTCAAACCTTGTACCGTTACATCGAGGAACTACCCACGTATGTGAATCTTGATCGACTGCGCGAAGGGATGGACGATCGCCGCGGCGGCCCGCCGACAGTCGATGAGTGGAGCCGATAAAAAAAACGCCCCAATCAAGGGGCGTTCGTTTAGTCGTGGAACACGTGCCACACGGTTCCGTCAGGCAGCTGGTATGTTCCAGCGTACTCGGTTGCCCAGTGTGGCACGTGGTAGCCGGTACCGACCGATATGAACCGTCAGGATCAACAAGCGTGTTGTAGCTGAAGCGTCAACATCCGGAACGGATAAAAACCCGTTGTAGACGATCGCGTTCATATCGGTTCCCCTGAGCCCATTACGTAAGGTTTCACAGTTCCGTCAAAGTAATGCAAACGTGCCTTACCACTGAAGACGCCGGCATCAGAGGTTCGTATTGGCTCTCCGTAATACATGGGCTCATCCGTTCCGTCTTCGTCCCGGATGTAGTAGCTCCAACGTTCGCCGCAGCATGGACAAAAGTCGTCCCGTCCTGCAAAAATATTACCAGCGCGACAGATTGCTGAATCAGCGTCTACGTCTTGAATATAGACGTCCTCAGCAACCTGTTCGTCTTCGATAAAATAGCCGCCGCTATTGTTCTGACTGAAGTGGAACCAGCGCAGTCGGACGGTCCCTACCGGTGTTATGTTCATCGTGCCATCGCCTCAAAAACGCGGGTCGACCACTGCGTGACCTCTTCATGGTCGATCCCATTGGTCCGTGTGATCGCCGCCAACGCGTGCGCGCAGAACGTCGCGGTCTGCTGACGCAAGTCACGTTTTTGGTCGTCCGGCAAATCGGAATGTATGATCATCCCCAAAAGACCTTGGGCGGTTGCGGTCAATGTGACCACTTCGGCAAACGTGGCACCTCGTATGGCGCGTAGGTTGTCGACGATATCTTTAGCTGATTCGATACTCATTGCGGTTGCTCCGGTGATAGCAGAATAATCGAACGCTGCATGTCGGCCACGTCAGCGAAGTTATCGCCTTTGTCCGTCGATCCCTCGTACAGAATCGTGCCGTCTTGATGTATGAGCCGCAGCATATCGAAGTGAAGGTAGGGTTTAGGCGCGTCGTACACGATGCGTTCGCGGACCTGCAACGAGCACAGGTGACGACGCCGCCATGCGAATTCGTGGATCTCTTCGGGAGTCCTGTCAGATAATCCGGGTGATGTCCCGGCGAACCGGGGCGGGGTTGTTAAACGGGCAAGCCGTGCTCGCTCATGAACTCCGCACCGTTCTGTCGAATGAATTCATGGCATTCGACGTAATTCCCGGTAAAGAGAGGCTTCGCGGAGGCGCGGACAATGAACGTAGTTTTGCGGAAACCGCCGCCACTAACCGCACCGGCGTATTGATGCGAAGTGTGCATCTTGAAAACTTGAAAACCGGCACCGGATTCGTGGATCGTCATGCGGTTGTAGTTCATGTTCGTTGCTCCGGTTCGTGTTGCGTTGGCGTGAACAGATATTAGCGCCTTATTTACACCAGTGTCAATAGTTTTTCGTACATCTGTGGCGACACGCCGATACTCAGCATGTGACCACCTCCCGTTCAGCTGTTGGAACTTCCTGGCCACGGATTGGCTGTAAATAGGAGTCAACAACGGGCGCCGTTTTAGTCAGGGCCGGTTCCCCTAGAAGATTACGTGTAAGGATCGGTTGTCCCAACGCTTCGACTTCCCAATCACAGATATCGCATTGGTAATTCCAACCCGGTTTACCCACAGGCCAACGACATACGACCCGAACCATCAAGCCAATGTTTTCCGCGTTTCGTGCGTTGACTACCAACGCCAAATCACCGGGCCGACAACGTAGATACGCGCTCATCGCGCCTCCCGCCAGTGAAACACCACCAGGCCCAACGATCCGCCACGATGGTAATGGTTATAGGTGATTGGCCCGTACTCACGCTGTTGGTAGTCAATCAGACCGGCCGGAACGTCGGCCGGTATCTGCCATGTCGATGTACGCCGCGGGACGATGCGGTAAAGGTTAACGTCATCCCATCGAATGCGGCCGTGAAGAGTTTCAAAATGTCGTCCGGTCTTGCTTTGGACTTCCATTTGCTGACCCCATGTGGGCGAAAACGTACCGTCTAACACGTCGAACCACTGCGACGGTTGTTCTACAGGCGCTGGTAGCACAACCGCATCCCGTCTGACCGCAACAGATTCGACAGCCGCGTGTAAAGTGTCA